TCTATTTTTATTTTTTTATTAAAATGTTTTATAATTAATTTTTTATTTTTTTTTATATATTTTTTATTACAATTTATACCCAATATCATATTTTTTGAAAATATATTCTTATAAAAATTATTTATATCTTCTAAAGTACATTTTTCAACATCATTTATTGCATCGTTTATATCAACATTATTTCTTTGATATATATATTTATTAATAGTATTTGCAATATGATAATCTTCGTACTGTTTTAATTCTTGTATAACATGTTTTTTTGATAAATATAAATTTTTTTTTGTTATACATAAATGAAAAATAGTTCTACTTAATAATTTTAGAAAAAACTCTATATCTTTTTGATAACATTTTATGTATATACACATTATTTCATCATGCGTATATGCATTAGTCATGTATATTTTTTTACTTAATAATTTTTTAATTTTTTTAACAGTACATTGTTTTTTATTAAAATAATATGCTAATAAATGTTCTAATAAATGGGTAAAATTATTTATTCCACTATACTCATTATAGAATCCGCATTGAAATACAAATTTAATAGAAACAATATCCTTTTTTTTTATTGGAATTATCAAGTATTTAATTTTATTACTTAAAATATTATTTTCCATTCTTTTTTAAAAGGATATAATAAAGTACTTATTTATTAAAATTTCTAAATTTTTTTATAATGATATGTATTTATAGAATTACATGAATAAATTATTTTCAAAATATAAAGAAGAAATATCTTTAATATCTAAAAATGCAATTGACTCTAAAAATTGTAGTAATATTAAATGTAAACATTTAATGCATTCGTGGAGCATTAAACATATGAAATATATAGATAATATTATTAAAATAACAAAGCAAAATAATTTATTAAAACCTTATAAAGAATTTAATAAAATTAATGAAAATTTTATTAAAAATCAAATAGTAATAGATTATAGATCAGACCGTAATAATATTAATTTTAAAAAAAAATATGACCAATTATTTAAAAAATTTATTAAAGATACAAATAAAGGTTTAAATAAATTAAAAAAAACTATTGAATATAAAAATGCAGAAAAAAAATTAGTTAAAGCTAAAGAACAATTTTTAAATTCTAAGATTAATAAAGAATTAAAAACATGTTCTTTTAAAAATTGCATTGAATTTCATACAAAAAGTTGCGAAATATTAAAAAGTTTTAGTAAAAAATTATGTGATAATGAGAAAAAAAAATATTGTAAAATCTATAAAATTGTTTCCAATATAGATTGTAATAAATTAGATTATAATCTATATATAAAAATAACACAAAATATAAAGGATTTAAATAAATAAGTAATATAAAATTATAAAAAAAAGTACATGTTTACATTTTATAAAAATTTTTAAATATTATTATTTTTATAAAAATTTTCACCAAACATGTACTTTTTATAATCTTATATTTTTCCTCTCTCGCTTCATTTGTATCAAAAAACCTTGATTTTTAAAAAAAATGACTATTGTTTTTAAAAATTACTACCAGCAACAAACAGCAAATTATCTCAATGGCAATTACTCGTTCAATGACAACTACTCAGGACAACACAACTACCACGAACAACAATTCGACATCGAAGAAGAAGATCATCGGCAAGATCCTCTCTCTTTCGGCAACTGATATGGCATATGTTCTTACTCATCTTACCAAGATGATTCGGGAAAAAAAAGAGAAGGAGAACCAAGAGAACAAATAGTAAAAAGACTAAACAATTCTTAATCATCTTATCTAGATGATTCGGGAATCGGGAAAAAAAAAGAAGGAGAACCAAGAGTAAAAAGACTAAAAACAAAAAAATAAAAAAACGGTCACACCCCTTTTTTTATTTTAAAATATAAAAAAATTAAAGATATTATCAAAAAATATTTAGATATTTATTTATTAATCATCATAAATATGCCCATAGTCATCATTGTCTAAATCATCAAAATTTTGATCATCATTATTACCATTCATAACATAATCATTTTCACCATCATATTCATTATGTTCTTCATTTAAATCAATATTAGCATCATCAATTGCACTTTCGATTTTAATACCTATTTTTGATAATTCATTGAAAACTTTTCTTTGTTCTTCGTTTAATTTATCATATAATTCTAACCTTTTATTTTTAAACTCTTCTCTCATTTTATTAATAAAATCTTGATTTTCTTCAAAAGTAGGCATCATTGACTGTTGTAAAGATTTACTTATTTTATCGTGTATTTGTTTTGCTATTTTTTTATATTTAAGAGAATTATCTATATCTTCATTAAAAATTAATTGAAGTTTATCACCCAATACTTGTTCTGTATTAAATGGTAATGATAATATTTTAACTGATATATAACATTTTGCACGAATTATATCAGTTAAATTATCAATATCATAAATTTCATCTAATTCTTTGTATTTATTAATCATATAATTGCAATATTCAATTGATTTATATAAAATAGTATCTTTTTCTTCTTCTTCATAATAATTTTTTGACAATATTTTAATAACAATATTATTAATTTGTTTAAAATTAATTTTTGTTATATTTTCTGTTAAGTATTTAGTTAAATTTGATTTATTATTTCCAATTGTTTCTAAATAATTTTTTAAATTAATTTTAATCATTTTAATATATTCACCGCTTCCATTTGATATTATATTTTCATATTTTTCAGTTATAAACAAATTTCCATTTTTTTGTTTTTTTAACCAACTGTCGTAATTATTTTGTTCAATTTTTTCATATATATTATGTTTTAAATTATGTAAATCCAATTCAATATCATCTATTTGTTCATCAATTGATTCCATTTTTTTTACCGGTAAATAATAATAATTTTTTTTTATTGTTTGCTTATTTTTTGAAAAATATGTTTTTGCTGCAATTAAATCTTTTCTCTTATCTTTTAAATCATTATAACTAATAAAATCTTTATTTAATTGTTGTAAACAACAACCTAATAAATATTTATGTATTCTATTATAATTTATACCTGGCATATAGATAAGTGCTTTTACATAGTTTTCCAACATTTTGTTTTTCATTTCATATGTTTTTGTTGTTTTAAATTTATTTAAATTATCAACTAGTTCTAATTGATATTTTTTACCTTTATTTTTATTAATTGTATTTAATTTTGCATTTTCACTTTCTTTAATTAAATTATTTAAAATATCATTATATTTATTATCAATTAAATCTGTTATTATTTTAATTATTTTCAAATCAATATTATATATTTCATATTCTTCATTATCTTCAAAAACACTATTTATAATATCACACAAATATATTGTTACTCCAACTTTTTTGCTTTTATTTATAGGAAATCCATAATCATCCCATAAATGAATATAATTATAATTATAATTATGTATATGAATATTGTTAATTATATCACTTTGTATTTCTAAAACCCATATTGCAATAGAATTCATAAATACATTTTTAACTCTATCTAAATAATTTAAATTAATATTTAGAATTATATTTAATATTTTATCACTTAATACAAAATCACTTGATATTATTTGTTTAATTACTTCTGAATTTTTTATAATTTTTGTATAATTTATTTTACTTATATCTTCAATTATTTTATCTGATATTGTATCATCAACTTCATTTATTTTTTTCTTTATTTCATGATATTTTGTTGGTAGATAACTAAAGTCACTATATAATTTATTTATAATACTTTCATAATTTAATGTTAATTTTGAACTTTCTTCAACTTTACTTAATAAAGGTAATACGAATTTAATATACTCTTTAAAACCTAATGCATATATGTATTTATCTATTTCTATATATTTATCAAAAATATTTTGATTATATTCATAAAAATTTAATTCTAAATCTTTTATATTATCAATATCATCTTTATTATCATGATCATAATACTCTTCATTTACATTTTTAACATAATTATAATCTTTAATATTATTACCTACTTTGATTTCAGTTAATTCCTTTGATATATTAATAAATTTTAATACATTACCATAGTACATTGGATTATCAATATTTATTTTATCAAATTTATTTTTTTCAATATTAAATAATTCTTCTATTTTATCCAAATCATTATTGCTNTAATTTTTGATATTCTCTATTGCATTTGTAATTCTTTGTGATTCTACTATATTTCTTAAATTTTCTATAATAATATCAATATCNACATCTTTATTATGAATAGCATTTATAATATCATAAATATTATTGTATAATAATTCGGATTCGTCTAAACCNGATTTATAATCTTCCAATTTAGAAATAATTGAAAAATGTTCATTATTCATATCGTCATTAAATTTCAATAATTTAAATATATTTATTAATTTATTATAAAAATTTGTTTTATTATTAATAAAATCAACACTTTTTATTCTTACGGTCTTAAATTTATAATCGTCTTTTTTAATATTAGTTACTTTATCTAAAAACTTTTTTACTAACTCTGCGTCTTTTATATCTATGTTATCATATTTATAATCGTATTTATTTAAAATATTTGTTAATAATTCGTAATCTATTGTTTCATTATTATTTATAGTTTCTATATCTAAATCATCTAATATTTCTTCAATAGTTGGTTTGCATTTTTTAAAATCTGTTAAAATATCTGTCGTAGTTTCTACCTTTTTAAATATTTTTCTATTATTTAAATGTCCTAATATTTTATCACTCAATTTATCCGTATAAATTGATTTCGGTGTTTCATAATATATATCATTAATCGGTATATTTGTTTTATTATAAGGATTTAAAATATAATCTGCAGTATCATTATTAATTCTTATTTTTGTTCTATAATATGGTTTGAATCGTACATTTTCTGATTGTTCTAAATATTCTATTGCAAAAAATAGTTTATTTTTTTCTTCTTCTGCTAATTTAATATCGGTAATTCTATTTATTTTTTTAAAACTATTTATAAATTCTAATAATCCATTATGACCTAATTCTTCATCTTCATAATAAGTTTTTTTTATTGCTTGTGATATTAATACATAGTTGGTTGTATCTATTTCTTTTTTATCGGTAAGGTTATAAAACAGATCTAAAAATTTATTTGATTTATTTGCATTTTTAAAAATTTCATATAATTCACTATATATTTCTTTAGATGTTAATGATATAAAATCTGGATTAATTTCAATTAATTCCTCAAATGTTAATAATTCATAATATTCAATATCNGGCAATTCTTCATCTAGATATATTACTTCTTCTTTATCTATTTGTTCGATTTCTTCCATATCTTAATTAAATAAATGAAAAAAAATAAGATTAAATATTCTTTAACTAAATTTACTTTTTCTCTACAAAAATATTCCATTCAGTTTTAATATCTTGTAATTTATCAATGATTAATAAACAATTTGTTTGTAAAAAATCTTTATAAATACTTTCATCAGTTTGATTTTCTAATGTAATTTGAATTTCTAGTAAATTTTTTAAAGGATGTGGACAAATATATCCACAATATTTACAACTAATATTTTCCATTATAGTATCGTTATTTCTTACATATTTATCATGAATAAATGACTGAATTACATTACCTAATGTATCGTCTTCATTATCTATAATGAATTTATATGTATTTTCTAATACTTTTAATAATTTAACTTCTTCGGTTGATTTAATATTTGTTATTAAATTATTTATTTTATTAATTAAAATTTCAATTGCTTTATTTATTAAATATTTTGGAGTAATATATTTATTAATTGGTTCTATTTCAAATTGAAATGCATTTGGATCTCCATACTTATTTACATAATATTGTCTTTCTTTATCTAAAATTGACATTTCTTTTGTAATCTTGCTCTTATCTACAATATATGAAAATGTAGATAAAGAAACTGGGTTAAATGATGCATTATATTTGCTATTTCTTTTAACAACACTTGCTTTGAAGTGTAAATATTCATTTTCTCTTAATCTTGTAATTAAAATATGATCATTTGATATCATATTTGGATAAAATATTTCGCTTAACTCTTTTTTATCAATTTCTTTTTCATTTCTTTTAACAATTATATCCCCCGTTGTAACATTTTTAAATATATTAGTTGTATTATTTACATTTAATTCTAAAGTAATTGAATTATCTACATAATTATCTACTTCGCTCTCTTTTAAACAAATTGGTATTAGACCAATACGATGTATTAAAAATTCATTATGTAGAGGACCATTACTCGAAATAATTTCAATAGTAGGTTCATTTTCACCGATCATTCCGGGAATTTCAATTTCTGATAAAATAATTCTTCTAAAAGAATTAACCATTGCCAAATCAATATCATAAATTTCAAAAGTATATCTATTTGTAGGATTTTTAGGATCAAATATATAATTTTTAAACATTGTTTATCTAATTTTATAATTTAAATAAATAAATCATTTTTTTATATATTAATATAAAAAATGATTTTTCATATTAA